ATCATGCACCCCCCGTCATATACCCCCCCCACCCGGATTAGGTTCTTCCGCCGCCTTGGACCGCCCGGGGCCCCGTCCATACTATCGAATTTGGGCGCGCTGTTCGTAAAAAAGATGTTCTTCCCTTTGATGTTCTTCCATTGTGAAAAAAAATGAAAAAAGTGGGAAAAAATCCTTAGTTGGGCGGGAAGAATTGTCCGCCGTGATCGGCGTTAGTTCGCGGCAAATCAGCTACTATTTGCATCAGGGAATGCCGCAAGAGGGGCGAGGAAAATTTGATCTCGATAAGTGCGTGGAGTGGGCTGCGACCAACGTTAAACCGACCGGCCGCGACGATGGCCGCGAGAGCATCCAGCCCGAGAATCGCGGTTTTTGGGAAACGGAAAAGGCGAAGTGGCAGGCGAAGCAGGCGGAGCTCGACTACCACAAGCAGCTCGGCGAGTTGATCGCGGTCGATGACGTGGCTCGCGAGCAAGAGCGGTCGATCGCCCACGCCAAGGCGCTGGCCGAGCAGGTTCCCGACCGGCTCCTCGGCCTCTTGCCGAAGTCGATCGCCGCCAAGGCGAAGAAGGATTTCCGCGCCGCCGCCTTCGTGATCATAGAGGATTTTTTGTTTGCCCTTTCGGACTGGGAGTTAGAGACGATCGATGACAGCGACGATGACACCACGAGCGAGATTGAAGCGGCGGAAGTCGGCGGCATGGCGCCCGATCATTCGCATGCCGATCCCGGAGTGGTGCCAAAAAAACGTAAGGCTCCCCAGCGAAGTAAGCAGCAATCCCGGAAGGTATGACCTCCGCCGCTTCCCGTTTTGGCGCGAGCCGCTGGAATGCGTCGAGGATCCGGCTGTCGAGAAGATCTCGATCCAGGCCGCGACGCAGCTCGGCAAGACGACATTGCTCCAAGCGATCCTTGCGGCGATGGCCAAGCTCAATCCGGCGCCCGCAATGCTCGGCGCTCCCGATCGCGACGCCTGCCGCGAACTCCGCGACAAGTTCTACCGACTGGCCGAATCGACTCCGGCGATCGCCAAAATGCTCCCGCCGGCGTGGAAACGCAACGATCAGTGGATCGACTTCGGCGTCATGGTGTGCCACCTGGCGTGGTCGGGCAACCGCCAACGGCTTTCGGGCAAGGCATGCAAATATGTCCTTTGCACCGAGGTCGATCGCTGGCGGCAGTCGCCGCATGAAGGGCAGACGCAGCAGCTCATTCAAGAGCGCGTCAAGAGTTTCCACCGCTCGCTCATCCTCAACGAATCGACGCCGACCGACGAGACCTCGGCAATTGCCGACCTCTACGATTCGAGCGATCAACGCCGCTACCTTGTCCCCTGCCCCGCATGCGGCCACTTCCAGGAACTGCGGTTCTTCACGCACAAGGAAGGCATTTTCGCGGGGAATGGCGGCGTCGCCGGTTTCCAGCATCCCGACGGCAACTGGTTCACCATCGATCAGGCGCGGGACCAAGCCTACTATCTGTGCGAGCGGGGTTGCCGCATCGAATCGCACGAGAAGGCGGGCATGGTCGCTTTGGGCCGCTGGGTTCCCAAGGGACAATCGATCGACCAACACGGCAATCTGATCGGCCAGCCCGAGCGATCTCCCCGTCATGCGGGCTTCTGCCTCGGAAGCTTATACGCGGACACCGTCGATTTCGGCCGCATGGCAGCGGAGTACCTTGAATCCCGCGAATCGCAAAAGCAGCTTCAATCATTTTGGAATAACTGGCTCGGTTTGCGATGGGTTACCAAAACAAGAAGCCCCAAGTGGCAGCGGGTTGGCCGACGCCTGGCCGGCTCGCATCGCCGCGGCACCGTCCCCTCCAACGCCTTTTTCTTAACTTCGGGGATCGATACGCAAGACGATTGCGCCTACTGGATTGTCCGCGCCTGGGGCGAAGGTTCCACGAGCTGGCTGATCGACTGGGGAAAAGTCACGTTGGTCATCGATGAGAACGGCCAGCCGATCACGACGAGCGATTTAGACAAGCTCGATGACTTGGTTCTGAATCGCTGGTTTCCGTTGGTGCAGGCCAACCCGATCGGACTGAAGCAGCTCCGCGTTCGCCTCGCCTGCATCGATTATCAAGGCCATCGCACTTGGGACGTATTCCAATGGGTTCGCGCTCGCAAGTCCCTGGGCGATCGCCTGCGGATCATCGCTGGCGACACCCGCGTCCCGGCCGGCGAGTTTTACCGGCTTTCCGTGGTCGAAAAGACCCAGGACGGCAAGACGTACCAAGGCGGTCTCAAACGCTGGGCGATCGACGTGGACACGTACAAGGAAGACGTGCAGGGCCGTTTCGAGGCCCCGTTGGACAAGCCCGGCGCCTGGTGGCTCCCCGAGGGAATACTGGAAGAGGACAGCGATTACCTGCGGCAGATCTGCAACGAAGGCCGGCGAATGACGCGCGATAAGAACGGCAAGGAGCGGATGGCATGGCAGTTGATCGACAATCGCGTCGGCAACCACTACTGGGACGATGAAATCTACGCGCGTTGTGCGGCCGACATGGTGACCGGTTTCGATTGGAACCAATTGACCGAACGGGCGAAACCCAAGCCAAAACCAGGAAGCAGCCGAGGAAATCGCACTTCGACCCGATCGAGCGCATCGCAACCTTATGGGAGAGAACGAGAATGATTTTCAAACCTAGCAGTCGCGTCCTTGTCGTCTCGATCGATCCAGGGTTGCTCCCACAGATCGCGCAATGGATCAACCGGACTAATTTGCGGATGGAGTACAAAGATTCCTTCGAAAAGAAGGAAATGCTATTGAAGATTGAAGGCGAGAGCCTTCCCGAAGAGGCAGAAATATCGCGTTTGAAGCCCGGGGAACATTATCTCCAGGGCGAGTTTTTCGAGGATGAAAATCAACAACTTCACTTAAAAGCAAAAGGAGTCTGAACAATGGCAAAAAAGCATGCTGGCATGGGATTGATCGACGAGTCGATCGATTTGCCGACCTCCGCCGTAACCAACGTCGATGAATCGGAAGAAACATCCTATCAACCGCCGACCGTCGAGCCGCCAAAAATCGAAGAGCAAAGCCGGCCGCGGCAAGGCAATCAGCCGCTTTGCCCGATTCACGGCACGCAAATGGTAGCCTATTCGACGGGTTCGTCGTTCACTTACTACCGATGCACCGAGAACAAATGCCGAGAGACCGCCAAGCGTCTGCGACCGATCGGACTGCTCAAAAACCTCTATGGAAATGGGAAATCAGCCCGTATTTCCGAGTAGTTACCAAACATTGGTAACTACTTCACGTCTTTCTCTTGAAACGTTTCCACGCCATGCCGTTTAATAACGGCATGGCTTCTATTACCTCCGCGCAACTACTCGACCAGGTCAACCAGGCGATCTCCGATCTCCTGAGCTCTGGAGTCGCATCATACGGCGACAACGGCCAGACGTTCACGATGAACGATCTCGACAAGCTTGAACGTCTGCGCGCGAAATTGCAGATTGAAGTCGCCGCCGGCAGCGGCGGTAATTTCAGGCTGGGCGTTCCTTTGAGGCGATCGCGATGAGCGGAAAAATCGGCTACACGCAAATCGACGTCACTCCGGAGACGGTGGTTCCGACCACCGATTCTAGAACGCTGCCGCGTCTGAAGGTAAAAAATGTCGGCCAAGGTCCATCGGGAAACAGCCACGGCCGCGGCTACGAAGGCGCTATTCGCGATCAGTGGAACCGCGATTGGCTCACCTCGCACATGAGCGGCGACCTGGCGGTCGGCACCGCATGGGAAAACATCACGCAGCGAGCCCGCGATCTTGTGCGAAATGAGCCGTGGGCCAAGCAGGCGATCGAGCGGATCGTCGGCAACGTCTGCGGCCCTGAAGGCATCTTGACCGAGTCGGAGATCGAGCTGAACGACGGCACGCTCGACGATGAGGCCGGCGGACAGATCGACAATCTATTCACGCGGTGGGCGATGGAAGAGGCCGACGCCGAAGGCGAGCTGGCGCTGCCTGAAATCCAGTCGGTCAGTTTATCAGAGGCCCCGGAAGTCGGCGAGACGTTTTTGGTCGAAGTGAACGATCCCGACCGCAACCGCATCATTCCGCTGTGCTACCAGATCTTGGAGGCCGAGCAAATCAACTCCACGATGGACGGCATGTCGGCCGAAGGAAACCGCATCAAACGGGGAATCGAGTTCGACCGTCGCGGCCGACGCGTGGCCTATCACTTTTGGACGCAGCATCCGTATGACCTGGTGCTCTCCGCGCAAGACACGGTCCGAGTGCCGGCCGAGCGGATTATCCACTATTACGAAAAATCGCGTCCCAGCCAGACCCGCGGCATTACCTGGTTCGCCTCGATCCTGCAATCGATGCGCGACCTCGGCCAATACGTCGGCAATGAAATGAAGGCCGCGCGAATCGGCTCGTTATTCACCGTGGCTGTCAAACGAGCCGCCGGCGTTGGTACCGGAATCGGTTTCGGCGATGACGCCGGCGACGGATACGATGGCGACAGCAACCCGCTGGAATATCTCGGCCCCGGGATCATCGCCGACATCGGGCAAGGTGACAGCGTCGAGATGATCGAATCGAAACGACCGGCGAGCGGCGCCGAGCCCTGGATCAAGCTGATTCTCTCGACGATGGCCAACGGCATCGGACTCTCGTACTTGGGACTGACCCGCGATACGAAAGAGAGCAGCTTCTCCGCCGCGCGATTCGCTCAGCAAGGCGACAAGCTTTTTTATAAGGCCCTGCAAGGAAAATTCGGTCGTCGTTGTCCGCTTCGCATTCGCCAGCGGGCCGTGGCGCAGATGATCGCGATGGGCCGAATCAGCTCCATTTCCCCCGATCAATTCCGCAAGAATCGGCAGTTGTTCCTGGGCACACGGATTTTGCCACCCGGCTGGGAAGAGATTCAAGTCGGCGAAGAGGTCAAGGCGGCGGTCGAACGCATCCGCGCCGGTTTCTCGACGCTGCAAGAAGAGTGCGCCGGACGCGGAAAAAACTATCGGCGGATCCTGAAGCAACGCGCCCGCGAACTGGCTCTCATTCGCGAATTGGAACTCGACCTCTCGACGAACTATCCCGGCAACGTCAACAGCGCGGGGCCCGTGACTGAGCAACCCGAGGACGAACCGGTGGAACAAGAGAAACCCGATGGCGTGGAGAAAACAAAAAATGCCTAAAAAACACTCCATTCGGCACATCATCGAGAGCGTGTACGCGACTCCCTGGGCGATTACCGAATCGAAATTCAACGAGATTCTGGCGGTCCTCGATCGCCGCGATCGCGGTTTGCTCTCGGAAGAGGAACTCAAGGTTTTCGGCGAGCCGCTGGAAGATCCCGAGGATGACCAAGGCTATTGCCTGACGCCCGGCGGCGTGGCCGTGATCAACGTCTCGGGCGTGATTGCCCAGCGGATGAATCTGATCATGCGATTCTCCGGCGGCGTCTCGTCGGAGATGCTCGGACGGACGATCCAAAAGTGCCTGAAGAATCCCGAATGCAAGGCGCTCGTCCTGGACATCAACTCGCCCGGTGGCACGGTCGGAGGAACGGCCGAGTGTTCCGACCTGATTTATAACGCCCGCGGCACCAAGCCGATGATTGCCGTCTCGAATACCTGCATGGCGAGCGGCGCGTACTGGATCGGCTCGGCCTGCGACGAAGTCGTCGCCAGTCCGTCGTCCCGCATCGGCTCGATCGGCGTGTATATGGTTCACGCCGAGCGATCGAAGCAAGATGCGGAGATGGGCGTCAAGCGAACGGTGATTTCGGCTGGTCGCTATAAGACGGCGGGTAACGACGTCGAGCCGCTTTCGGAAGAATCGCGGGGAAAACTCCAGCAATTCGTCAACGATGCCTATGCGATGTTTACCGAGGCCGTTGCCCGCAACCGCAAGGCGAGCGTGCAGGCCGTCCGAAATGGATTCGGCGAAGGGGACGCTCCTTATTCCCGCGAGGCCGTCGCAGAGAAGCTCGCCGATCGCGTGGCGACCTTGGACCAAGTCATTAGCGAATTAGAGGCCCGATTCAGGGCGGCACCGGGAGGCGGTCTCTCGGCGCAGAAAACCTTGTCGCCAATTGGCGACAAACCGTCCATTACCCAAAGTTTTCTGAAAGGAAAAAACATGGACAAGAAGTTGATCGCAGCCCTGTTTGCGAAGGGTCTCATTGCCGATTGCACTGAGGAAGCCGCCCAGGCGTTTTTTGCGACACGCAACGAAACGATTCCGACCGACGCCGCGGCGTATGTGAAGACGCTCCTCGGAGAGACCCAGCAACTCGCCAAATATGTCGGCGAGTTGAAAACCGAGTCTACCGCCATCGATTACGATAAACTCGCTGCGAAGATCGATGAACGCGCCGCCGCTCGCGCCCAAAAGGAGGCCGACTATCTGAAGACGCAGACCACGGCCGTCTGCGAGCTGATGGGCCTGGACGCTCAGGCCTCGGCGGAGATCGTGGCATTGGGCCTTCCCTTGGAAAAAGTCCGCGAAGTCGTGCGCGAAAAAGTCGCCGGCGTCTCGAACCCGTTGCCGCGGATCGAGATCAAGAGCACGGATCTGGATAGCTTTGCGAAGGGGGCCCAGGAAGCCCTCGACGCGAAATGTCTGACTGCGGCCGGAATAAACCTCTCGGAAAAAGAGCAGCCCAAGAACAATCCGTTCATGCGGATGCGTGCCAGCGAGTTGGCCGAGCGGAATCTGCGAATCCTCGGCGTGCGGACCGAGGGTATGACCCGCAACGAGATTTGCAAGCTCGCCTTGAGCATGGACAATCCGGCGATGCTGGCAAACGCCGGCGGATCGGCCTATTACGGAACGAGCAGCTTCCCGAACCTGACGCTCAACAGCATGCGGAAGGTTTTGGCCCGCGCCTACGACGAGGCCACGGTGACCTGGACCAAATGGGCTCGACGTGGAGAATCGGTACCCGACTTCAAGACGTTCTCGATCGTCAAATTCGGCGAGGCGAACGATTTGGAAGAGATCCCCGAGGGTCACGAGACCCCGATCGGCACCGGTCTCACCGACGGCCGCGAATACAGCGCGGTCGGCAAGTTCGAAAAGACCGATCCCTTCACCTGGGAGATGATGGTCAACGACGATCTATCGGCTTTGAGTCGTTTGCCGAAGATGAATTCCAACGCCGCCGCCCGCACGGTCAACAAAAAGGTCTATGTGGTCTTGACCGGCAATCCGACGATGGCCGACGGTTATTCCGTCTTCGACGCCACCAACCACCAAGGCAACTTGCTGGGCACTGGTTCGACGACGGCTGCCCCGCCTAGCGTCACCACGCTCTCGGCAATGCAAGCCAAGTTGCGGACGATGAAGGGTCTCAATACGGACGCGACCCTGAACGTCGCCCTCCGCTGGCTGATTCACCCCGCGGCTTTGGAAACCACAGCCACCACGCTTCTGCGATCGCAGACCGATCCGGCGAACGCCAATCCGAACGTCCGCAACCAGTTCTACGGATCCGTGGAACCAGTATGCGAGCCACTCTTGGACTCGGTCAGCACGGCCGTCTGGTATGGAGCCGCCGACAATGGCCAGATCGACACGGTCGAAGTCGTCTTCCTGCAAGGACAGGAAACGCCGTTCGTGGAGTCCTGGTGGGATCCGAAGTTCGGCACGCGTTACTACAAGACGCAGCAGTGCTTTGCCGCGCTCCCCGTCGATTACCGCGGCCTGATCAAGCATACCGGTTATAGCGCGTAGTCGCTGAGCCGGTGAGCAGAGAATTGAATAGGGGCAGTTTTCGCGGGGCACTTTACCAAATCAATCATTTTTTTCAAAAAGGATAAAAAGTCATGCATAACGCAATGGGTCGATTTTTCGACGACTTTTTTGGCGTTCAGAACATGGTGGCCGGCGCCAGCAATGTCGGCACTCCCTGGGCGATCGCGGACACCTCGTCCGCCGGCACGCCGACTTACACCGGCGTCACCGGCATGCCCAACGGCGGCTTCAAGATCTTGCTGGCCAATACGAGCGAGGCGGAAAACGTCTGCTTGTACTGGAACGATATTTTGGGTTTCAAGTGGGACAACCTCCAGGAGATTGTCTGGCGTATCCAGGCGTCGGCGATCACCACCGCCGAGCAGCTCACGTTCGGTCTCTGGTCGGCGCGAAACGACACGGTCGATTCCGTGGCCTACAATGCCCACTTTACGCTCCACGCGGCCACCACGGTGACCTGCGAGACCGACGACGCTGCCACGGATACGGACGACAAGGACAGCGCCATCACGTTGCCCGCCGCGACGTGGAAGGAATTCGCGATCAACTTCCGCAACGGCCTTTCCGACGTCCGGTTCTTCGGGACCAACGCCGCCGGCAAGATGGAGCGACTTTGCCCGAAAACGACCTTCAATATGTCGGGCGCTTCCGGCACCTACTGCCAGCCGATCGTCCAACTCCAAAAGGCATCGGGCACCACCACGCCCAACGTGATTGCCGACTACGTCGATATCCAGTTCAAGCGGTCGTAAAAACGGTATTTGGTCTTGGGTCTTAGGGATTAGGATCCCAAGACCTAAGGCCCAAATCCTAAGACCTATACCAAAATGACGCTCAACTTTGCCGAGCTACGAAAGCAAAACCTTCTCCGCGTGGCGCTCAATACGGGCGCTTTCGCGGAGAAGGTCGATTTCTACCCGCAAGGCGGTGCGGCTCGGGAGATCGTAATCAACGTAATTCACGGCGGCGAAAATGCCTTGAACGAGTCGAGCCAGGAAATAAGTACCGTCGAAAGAATCCGCGTCCGCGTGGCGAAAGATGAAGCGGCTGCCGATGGCGAGACCTTGATCGGCGGCATCGCCGAGCCGCGTCTGGGCGATTGCATCGTGCGTGCCGGCGATTCCCCGGATCGTGCCTTTGCCTTTGTCAATGCGGTCGGCGATACGAACGAATCGTGGCTCCTCTTGTTCCAGCGTCAGAAGCGGGAGCAAGTCGGCACCTCGAACACTCGCCAAAGACTTTCCTGAATTTTCCTAATTTTTCCAACTGCAAAGAAAGAAAAAGGATGTCGGAAGCAACGCCCTCCATCGCCGCCGCCGGACCGATATCGATCCCCGTGCGCAAATTGGTGGAGCTGTTGGCCGAAAGCACCTTTTTTCAGGCCCGCGTGGGTGCGTCAAGTAAAACGGATGCCTACCCATACATTCATCATCCTGAGTTGCATGCCAAAGGGCTTTATGAGATCAAGGGGCCGCTGGCCGTCGTGGGAACGGCCGGATTTAGCCTCTCGCGGGTGGACAACCGCCTGCTGAGGCCGAGCAATTGCTCATTGGCGCTCGTCCTGAGCGATGACGATCGTTACCCGGATAGTCCGGAGCGGAGCCAAACGGATTTCGAAAACTTCGTCGGCCAGACGTTGGCGGAAATCGCCGGCCTGCAAGGCGTCGATACGCGGCTGCCGATCGATTCGATTCATCTGGCGGATTCACGGAAGATCGGCGTCACCGCGGCGACGCCCGGCCAGAGAAACGTGTATTGGATGGCGATGATCGAGGTGCATTGGTCGCGACTTTAATAACTGCAAAGAAAATAAAAAATGCTGCCGATTTTCGTCCAAATCGAGTTTTCCAAGCCGAACTTGTGCTCGGTTCGCGCGTGGCGAAAGCTCTTGACGGAGGCCCATCAGCGGCAGGGTAGATACTGGCGGGACGTGTTGCTTCCCGAACATTTCCGCCCGCTGGCCAAGGGAAAATACGGCTACAAGCCGCGTACTTTCCAGTACATCGTGCGAAAGATGCGGCTGGCCCGCGTGGGAAAAGTGCTGGAGGGGGGCATCGTCGATAACGTGTACACCGGCACTTTGCGGGACTTGTTTTTGAGGACCGGCGTGATCACGGCCACGCCCACGCGCGTCAAGATCGCACTCAAAGGACCGCGATACATCGGCATGATTCCCGACCGGAGCAATCAGCCGAACAAGGCCAAAGAGATCTTGACGATGCTCGACGACGAGATCGAGACGCTCAAGGACATCGTTTTGGATACGATCGGCGACGGGCTCGAATCGCGGGCGAAAGAAGAATGGTTCGGACCGCCGCGTACCATGAACGTGGACGAGAGCAGCATCGCTTTTTTTCACGGCGAATAAAAAACCGCAAAGAACGCAGGGAACACAGAGACATTAAAGGTGTTCCTCAATTAAAAAGGAAATAAAATGATGGGAGTTTCCACCGTCCATGTGCTGCACGGCATCAAAACGCCGACCCAGTTCTACAGCCAGGTCGAAGACGCCACGCCGCAAACCGGGATCTCGCAACTGATCGGCACTCCCTCGGGACTGGTCTCGCCCATGTTCCTGGGCGTCAAGGGTGCGAAACCGGTCATCAACTTCCGCACCACTCAGTTGGCGACGCTCTTGACCGAGACGGGACTGTATGGCGCCGACCTCTCCGCCGGCAACACCGATCTGATGTACCGCAAGGTGACGAATCTGGGGACGCGCGAGGCCGACGCCTCGACGGTGCATACCCGGATCCGTGCCGCCAAGGCATTTATGAATTGGCGATCGCTCACCGCCCGACATCAGCAGGAGGCGACCGCCGAAGCAACCGTGTGGTCGGTCTTCGACGGCACCAACGTGCCGCTGGTCGCGACCGGCAGCGTGGCCTTGGCCGGCACTCCCACGGCCGCGGAGTTTTTTGGCCTGGGTCCGATCACGATCAACACGGTCGCCCTGCCGGGTGACACGGAAATGTCGATCGACCTGGGCGTCGAATTGTATCAATTGGGCAGCGGCAGCGAGACCTACGATTCGTTCCTCGCCGTCAAGGCCGTGCATCCGGTGATTACGCTCCGATCGCTCACGATCGAATCCTGGGCATCCTACGGGCTGATTGGAGCTCCACTTACGGCCTTCGCCGGTTATCTGCGGAAGTGCTGTGCCGATGCGGCCGGCGGCGTGGCTTATGTCGCCGACGCCACGGCCGCGCATATCAAGTTTTCCGCCACGACAGGAATTATTAGCGTCGATCAGATCAGTGGCGGCGGATCAACGGAGGCCTCCGAAGTCCTCAAAATTCAATGCCGATCGTCAGCTCCCACCGCCGCACCCCTGACCATCGCCACCGGCCAGGCCATTACGTAGAAGTGAAGAGTGGAGGGTGGATCGTGGAGAGTGAAACCCAGAACCCGAGACCTAAGACCAAAGCCCCAAAACCTATCAAAAAATGTCCGCACCTCTCTATTTTTTTCCGAAGGTTATGCTTTCCGGGTTTGCTCAAGCCGGCAAGCCCAGCCGTTCGCTGCTGGAGTCGCGGGGACTCGGCCATTTGACCGACCTGGAAAGCTTAAATGACCTGGCTCATTGCGAGGTGTGCGGAAAAGGCCCCAGCGGCGATCCGGGGATCGTCTTTTCCCCGTTGCCGATCGTCAGCCGCGAGCCGCCGCGGCGGATGGGATATTATCACGCCGATCAAAACTGGACGCGGATCAACGATCTCTTGTACATCGGCGTGGATCCGGCCTTTCCGCCGACGCCCGAGGATCTGCTGCGAAAGTCATTTTTCCCCGGTTACAAAATCACGCTCGGCGACGGCCAGACGTGGGAAGTGCCGATCATCCGCGACTTTTCCACACGATCGCCGCGACTTCCCCAGGACATGTTTTTGGACGAATATGGCTCGTTCACCATGCAATTACGGGACGAGTACGCCGAGCTTTGGAAAAAGACGGAGCGAGTCGCACGGCTGTTTTTCGATCCCAAATCGTCCGAATTCTGCTCGATCCAACTCGATCAAGCGCTCGCGATCTCGCTGGATGCCCTCTCGCTGAATTACCGCATCGGCCAGCCGGAGCAGCGGGTTTTGCGGCTGGTGACTTCTGAAAACTGGCAAGACGTTTTGGGGGCGACGGTCGATTGGCCGTTCTTCGAGACCTATTTGCAAAAAGAGGAAGAGGCGTCAAAAAAAAACGGCGTCGTGCCACCTGGCCCCGACTTAACGAGTTCAACGCCTGGAGGCTCGGCCTCGATCGAGCATACGCTCCCAGCCGCGCCGAACTCCAACTCCTAGCCATTCGCTTTAGCTCCTAAGAAAGAACAAAGGCATGGGCGACGGCATCGTCAATCAGACGTTCACCGCGAACATCACCGACCTGGAAAACAAGATGGCCCAGGCCGAGCGTGTGCAAATGCGCCTTGTCGAAACCATAAAAAAAATCAAGGAGGAATCGAAAGAGGGGCACAGCCAGATTTTGCACGGCCTCCAGGAGCAGGGCAACGAGCTGATCGGCATGGTGACGAAGTACGCCAGCGTGGGCGTGGCCATCGAAGCAGTCGTCGGCGCGTACGAACATTGGGAAGAGCGGCTGAAGAAGATCGCCGAGGCCAACGACAAGGTCGAGGAATCCCTCGTTCGCAGCCTGGCTAAGGCCGGCATCATGGCCCGCGGGAAGGAAGTCGAGCACTGGGAAGAGAAGAATATCGCCAAGGGTTTCACCCGGCCCGAATCGCAGGCGGCGTTGTTTGGAGCGGCGGCCGGCGCTCCGGGCCTGGGATTCGAAAAACAGATGGCGATCGCCGATCAAACGGTGCAGGCCGCGCCGCTGATGCCCCCCGAGGAATTGCAAAAGTTCTCGGAAACCGTGGGCCGCATGCAAGTCTTCATGCCGGACAAGAAGTCGGATGAAGTCAAGAACATCGTGATGAAGTTGCGGACTCGGTTGGGAGCGACGAAGGCCGATGAGCTCACCAGCCGGCAGTTCGTTTCCGGCGCTCGCGGATTGGTCGAATCCGGCGCCGCCACTCCGGAGGAAGCTTTGGCGCTGGGCGAGATCGCGCTCAAGAGCGAGCTTTCGCCGCAATTTCTGGAGCAGATCGCCAGCAAGGTGATTGCCGCTCCCGAGCCGACCGCGAAACGCGGTCACCGGACGGCGGCGGAAGAGGCGAAGGTCAAATTCCACGACGCGGGGAAAAAAGAGCGGTTGCAAATGCTGCTCGAAAATCCGGAGATGCAAGAGGCGATCATGGGGTCGCGTTTGCAGGGCCGTGCGGCGCGAATCCGCATGTCCGATATCCAGGAGGAAACAAAAACCCTTGAGGCTGCGGGAAAAGTCGATATGACCTCCGAGCAAGTCGCGGGGCTCAGTGATTTCGAAGCCGGCCGGGAAACCCTTCGCGCACGCGGACACGAGGTCCAAGCCGAAAAAATCCGCCTAAAAAAAGACCTTCAGGCGAAGCAGTTTGACGAAATGGAGAAATTCGCCGCGGAGAAATTCGCCGAACGGGATATGGATCCTGTCGAGCGGGAGATTGCGGAAAAGAATATCAGTTTGGCGAAATTTGAAGCGTCGATCAACAAGACGCTCACCAACAATCGCTTCGGATCGTGGTTGTTTGGCGAAAAATATGAATATACTCCCCAGGAGATTTTGCGGCAAAGCAAAGAATTTTCCGAACCGGAAATCCAGGAATTCAATTCCCGGCTGCCGGCGATGGAGTCGTCGAAAGAAACGACGCCGGCGGCGGAAAACAAATCCGAGGATCATTCCGTCCTCAAAAGTATTCACACCGATATCCTCACCAACCAGGCCACCAACGCCGCCCATAATGCCCGGCAGCATCGAGAGTAGAAAACATGCTCCAGTACTCCATCGGCGACGCGCGATTTTTGGACATGTCCGGCATGCCGGATTTCGTCAAGCTTGCGCTGGAGGTGATCGAACGGCCGGGGATCGACGGCGCGGCGTTTTTGGATTACGGCTATCGCGGCAGGGAATTCAACGTCCGCACGAAAGTCGATTGCATCGATTATCCCGCGGCGGTCGAATGCTTCGCCGACTACTGCACCCTGGTCGGCGGCGATCCGCTGAATGTCTTTTACATGGGCCAGAGCCTTTTGCGGTTCAACGTGAAATTTCAAGTCCTCGACGTTCGCGCCGTGACCGTTTGCCAAATGGCCGGCGGCATCGGTGGCCTGCATCCTCCCAGCCAGGGGCTTTGCGAGGCCGACTGGACGCTCAAATGCGTGCCCCTCGCCTAACATTTTTTCAAGGAGTCTTTTTATGTCTTACGCGATATCAGTTGAATATGGGATGGCGCTGACGGTTACCGAGACGCTCGCCAGCGTCCCGTCCTCCTCGCGGCCGACGGTAACCCACGACGTGTTCAACGTCAGCGGTTCGCTCATTTCCTCGTCCACGCCCCCCGTTTCGAAATTCGCAGGATTCTCCAAAGCCCTCGTCGCCGGCGCGGGGACGATCGACCTGACGGCCTTGACGGGTACCAACGGATCCGCCGTCGATGGCACCGGACTAAAAGTCCAAGCACTGCGGATCCAAGTTCCCTCCACCAACGTGAATCCCGTCGTTCTGCAAGCCGGCGGCTCGAGCGGCTACAACCTTTTTGGCGCGTCCTGGAAACTCCAGCTCAACCCGGGCGAAGAATTCCTCTGGATCGGCAAGGACAAGGCGGCGGTCCCCGACATCGACGCCACGCACAAGAACATCGGACTGGCCGACGGCGGCGACGGAGGCACCGAATCGTGCAATTTTGAGATCGTTTTAGGC